ATTTTTCTATTACAGCATCTAAATCTCTAACTTGTGCATCAGCAACTTGTTGAGAATATTCTTTACTAGGTCTTGTTAATACTTGAACTATCTTTGCCATTATCTTCTTCCATCCGGTTGTGTATCTAATCTAAATGTACCAAGTTTCCAAGATTGTGATGCGCCTGTATTTTCTATTTTTAAAGATATGGCTCTTGCTCTTGCACGTGTATCTATTTTACTAGTAGATGAACTAATTGTAAAGGGTCCTAATGGTGAACTGGCCTGTGAATCATTAGAGTAATTACGTAAATTTAATGTTACTTGTGTGTTTCCTATTTGTGATAAAAAATCTGGTACAAATCTTCTTATCTTCATAATAAATTCACCATCACCTTTAAACGTTGCTACACCTGATGATTGACCTAAAGCGCTTCTTTGTTGTGTAATATCAAAATCTCCAGATTTAATATTAGAGGTAATAGCTGTGGTTGTTCCACCTTTTATTTGATCTGTTCCTGTTTCATGTTCAAAATATGTTGTGCAACCATCTGTGTTACCAACTACATCGTAGGAGTCATTGCTATCTGCATCATACTCTGTCGCATGAGGTAAACCAAATATAGCTGAATCTTTCCATGTTCCTCTTGCCAAAGTTCCTGTAGTCCATACAGGTCTTCGTGGACTTGAATCAAAGTAATTATAAGTCACACACCTATCAACAACTGTTGATCCCTCAGAACAATAAAACCAAGTTATTTCTCCAAACAAATTATTCAAACCTGCATTAATTAATTGTGATGCTGTAGTGTTTAAATTTGTAAAAACAAAATCTTCTACCAAACAAATCATAGATTCTAGATTACCAGCATATTTGAAAAAACCGTTTTCTGAAAACCAATAAGCAGCACCATCAACTTCAATCGCAGCATTCTGTCCTATCAATCCACAGTTGGTACCAACTTGTGCAAAACCAAAAGTAAAAGGTGATCCAACAAAACGCATAGTAAACAAAGATGTATCGGACCATATGTAGATAGCATCTCTACCTCTAACTGCTCCTACAATTCTTGATCCATCAGCTAGTCTTTGTGTACCAGCTGTATTAGTTGCGGTAGGTGTATACGAATTTATATTTTCTTGATCTGAAAATCTTATAAACATTTCATCTTGAGTAGTCTTGTCACCAATAGTTGTTTCTGTTCCAAAGAATACTAAGTGTCTATCTGGTGTGGATACTATCATGTCTCTTGATGCAGTTGGTGCACCAGATATAATTGTGGCTCTTGTTGCTGTAGCATTTGATGCATCAGCGTTCCATTGAAAAACTTCTGCATTGTGAATCAATGCAATTACAGTTTTACCAAAAGCATCAATACTCCAAAGACCTGGATCAAGAACTAAGTCTCCTGATGCAGCTTCACCCCATGCAACATAGTCTGATGAGTTAGTCACTGTCGCGCCATCAGAGTGTGCAGATCTTGTAGAGTTTCTGACTCCTCTTGTAATTCCTGTTAAATCATTTCCAGAAATACCTGTATAAGAAATTTCTTCATTACCAATTTGAATAAAGTTTGTACCTGCAGATGGAAAGTTTGTTGTGCTTGTTAATGTGATAGAAGTTCCTGATCCTCCGGTTCCTGCTGTGTCATCTAACAATGCACCATTTAAAGTTGTTGTAAGTGCTCCTGATGCTTCACCACCCCAAGAACCTAATCCCCAACCAAAACCTGCTAATTGTTCTGCAGGTCCTACAGAATAGTAAGCTTGAGATCTTATTCCTCCAGAAGTTGTGGCTCCTGATCCAGTTTCATTTGATGGCATTGTAATTGTAATAGTAAGTGCCGTAGCAGAGGTAACCATGAATTTTTTATCATCAAAATCAGAGGCACCAAAATTAGATCCAGTTATCGTGGTAAAATTATCTAAAAGCACAATGTCATTTGCATTTAAATTGTGAGGAGTTGGATAAGTAATCGTAACTTCAGCTGATCCATTAGTGGTTGTAAAAGCATTAGTTAAAGTTACAGTCGCTCTTATAGGATGTATGTCATAGAATACACCACCTGTATAAGCGTATAAAATTCTGTTAGTTCCTATAATTGAGTATTTAATACCCTCTTTATTGACTAAATGAAATAATGCTCTAGCTGCACCAGTTAATTTATTGTCTCCTAACTGTTTCCAGCCACCTATTTTTTCAGGTGTGCCATATCTAAATCTAACATTGTCACCATCGACCCATTGACCTTCGGCTGTGGTTTCTGTAATCTGTTTGTTAAATCCTGGTTGAAATCCTATTTTCTGTAGCATAGCACCTCATTATATATGCTTTTTATTATTTTGGTAGTATTATATTTAATTCTACCATAGACTAAAGAACTAAAGTACTATCATTTGTGCCTATAGTTCCTTTGGGCAAAATATTCATAGCAAGAGAATATCTAATATCTTTTGTAGTATTCGCACATATTTTATGCATTAAACCTGAAGAAAATACAATGAGATCTCCAGTGCACGCTTCATAGTCCCAACCAGTACAATTAAAAGCATTATGTTCAGTTGTGTTAATAGTATAAGAAGTAAGATCATATCTCTGTGATGCAAAATTAATTTTAAATCCTTTGGGAGAGTAAGGGTATACACTGCAGACAACCAAAAATTTTTATGATTGTGTAATCTTGAATCACAATTAGGATAAGTTTTAGTTACCCATGAATTAACTATAGTATGATCAACATCATATTTCCATATCTCTTTAATTGAAACATTTAAACATGAATTAATTTTTTCTTTTATTTTTTCTCCGTTTTTTATTTCATCAAGTATTTTTATACTGTTAGATCTTAGTGCTCTATTTTCACACTCATTATCTAGAAATGTAGTATCATAAGATAGTTGTTCAAATTCTTTTAATATTTCATCATTATTTAAATTTAAATTTTTAAACAGTATAAAACTTGATGTAAATATTGGTTGTACAAATGCTTCTATATTTGTCATTGTTTATTATCCGTTTTTTTAACAAAAGAAGGTAAACCTAATAAAGGTCTTTTATCGTATAAGTTATTGTCTTTAAATTTTCCATCTACATAATTATAATGTAAAAAAACTTGAGCACAAATATTACCTTTAAATTCTTCTCTCCAATGTTCTAATTCACAACCAGAATAAACTAACATATCTCCGGGTGTTAATTCTATTTTAATTCCTTCTAAATAAATAGGCCACATATCTCCACCTAAATTTAATGTTGTTGAAACTTCACAACTTGTTCTATCTTTATGTTTATGAAGAATACATCCTTTTTCATAAATTCTAGCATAAGAATAAGTAGGTATTAAATTAAGATTAGTTTCTTTTTTCATTATAGGCATTACTTTTATAAGTAATGTTTCCATAACAAAATCTGCATAATGACAATATGCGTTTGAAATTTGTGTATCTTTCCAACTTCCTAAAACAGCTGTTTGACGTACAATATTATTTTCATACATATATTTAACAGCATCTTTTTTAAGAATAAAATAATCAAATATAAATTTTGCTAGATCTTTAGGTATAGCTTTTTTTATAACTTGATATTTATTTTTATTAAAACTCATTTGAAAGGTGGTCCTGTAACCCAAGAAACTAAAGAATTTCTTTCACCCTTTGTAACAGGTGTAACCTCATGTAAAACATAAGATGGAAACACAATTAAAGTTCCTTGTTTTTTATCCATAAGCACTCGTTCATCGTTTTCATATAAATAAAGTTCTCCACCTTCATACTCAGATGGATCGGTTAATTGAATAGATAAAGATAATTTACGAACAACAGTTTTAAATCCTCTATCTATATGTTTTCCATATTTTCCACCAGGTGCTTTATAGTTAGTAAATTGAAAACCTTCACTTAATCCATATAAATCAAAATTAAAAAATCTTTTATTTAAATCTGTAATAAGATCTGTGCAGTGTTGAAACGCCCAAACCATGTCATCATTTGGAAAAAGCCAAGATACTTCACTATCTCTAATATCATTAGATTCTTCTCCAGCAGTTTTACCTCTAACTAAACCTCTTTTTTTTGCTATGTCAATAATGTTCAAACATTCTTCTTTTGAAAAAGCTTTTTCCCAAAAAGCATAGAGACAGATTTCATCTAATTTAAAAGGCCAAGATGAATTATTAAAATTAATTTCTTTCATAATCGTAAAAATTACTGTTAAAAGATATAACTGTTTTTCTTTTATTTGTAAAGTTCTCAGGAGATCTATGATAAAGATGTGCTGAAAAAGTGAGTAAATCTCCTTCTTTTAAATTTAACTCTTTATGATCTAATATTTCAGTTCCTAAATTTTTAAATGGAAGTTCAACAAAATAAACATTTGTAAAATTAGTCTTTGTATGATTGTGCCATCCATGTAAGTTTGATTTTGTATATTGTTGAAACCATGTATTATCTATAGACCATTTTTTAGAATTTAAATTAACAGCTATTTTTTCCATATAAGGTGTAATTATTTTATAAAAATAATCTAAATATTCTCTTTTAAAATTTACAGGTAATTTCCAATCTGTATTATATATATTTTGTTCTTTTTCTTTTATATAGGTCTCTGGTATTTTACTAATTAAATGTAATAATTTTTTATTAATTTCTTCGTGATTATGTATTTTAGTTATCAACACCATATTAAAAATAATTAAAATTTATAATATATCTTCTGTCGACATCTGTAGAAGTACATCCTCTATGTTGTGTTTTAGCTGGAAAGATAATTATTTTATTTTCCTCTGCTTTAATAAATTTTATTTTGTTATTAATTTTAAATTCTGTGCCACCATTAGAAGTTGTTAGATATAAAATAGCTGTAGTTGAATCATACGGATAATCTATATGCCAACCGCTTTTATTAAAAATTTTATTTAAAATTAAATTAGCTCTAACTTGAATAGGAGCTATAACATTTAATTTTTCTAAAATAGGAATTATATGTGGTATGTATAATTCAGAATTAATTTTATAATTATTAAAAAAACCATACGTAAAATATATATTTTTATCAGTATCTGTCATACTGTTTCTGATTCTCCAAGGAAAATCATCATTTAATATTATATCTTTTATTTCTTTAAATTGATCTTTAGGTAAAAAATTTTTTATTACATTCATTCTAATCTTTCTTAACTTTATTATAATATAATTTATTCTATTGATGATGCATCAAATTCAATCCATTCTTGAGCTGCTTCGTCCCATTCATACCATTTACCTTCTGCCGTTGGCATCTCTTTAGGAGCTTGCCATTCCCAAGTGGGTCCTGAAATTGTCCATGATTCACATGAAAGATTATTCACATCTACAGGTCTTGGTCTATAAAAAACATCGTTGGCCTCATCATAAATATGTCCAGGTGCTGCAGTATTTCCTCTAAGAGGTGTCCCACCTTTAATATGAACTCCGTGTCTAGTGTTATATGAAGTTTGACGTATTTTTAAATCTTCATTATTAAGTATTCTTTTTAAAAAAGCTACTCCCTTTTCCTCAGTAATAGCTACATCATTATTAACTACTAGTACATTTTCAACTATGTTATTTTCATCTATGATTGCAAAATGTGCCATGATTTTTATCCTAGATATGTTCCAGATCCTTTATATATTAAAATTGTATCTGTTCCATCGACTACCACTGTAGGACTTCCTGTTGTTGTTCCTGAATAACCAGCAGTTGGCATTTTTAAAATAACTACACCTGAGCCACCATTTCCAAAGCCCCAAGTTCCGCCGCCACCACCGCCTCCGGTGTTAGCTGCTCCATCGCCTCCTTGATTTGAATTACCTGGTGTGGATCCATCTCCTCCACCACCAACTCCGCCGCTTCCAGCGCTTATACCTTGGTTACTTGCACCGGCTCCTCCGCCGCAAAAATAAACGTCACTACCACTAACTTCTCCGACAGAATTAGCACTAGCTATCGTGGTGCTAATTATAGTTTTTGCTATTCCAGATCCACCTGCTCCAGTTGTTCCAGGTGATCCAGCTGATCCACTGGCACCACCTCCGCCTCCTCCTCCGGAAGAACGGTTACTTGAAATTCCATTTCCACCTGGATTACCTTGTCCAGAAATACCAGATCCTGCTGGATGATAAGCGGGGTTTCCATTTCCACCACCGCCACCGCCTGATGCTCCAGGTTGTCCAGTTCCTCCTCCAGCGTCATCACCTACACCACCGCCACCACCAGTGACCGCAGTACTACTAATTCCAGGAATTACGGATGAACCTCCGTTTCCTCCAACTGTGATTGTATATGTAGCTGCTAATGGTGTAATTGGAGCCGTTCCAGAAAAATGTCCTCCAGCTCCTCCGCCTCCTCCGACGTAAGTTCCTGTTCCTTTTCCACCTGCTACTACTAAATAAGTAAGGGTATATGGATCTCTTTTCTTTTCGCCGCCTCCGAAACCTAATACTCTGTATCCAAACATTCTAACCTCCTATTACGCGTCGTTAGCTGCATCTGTAGTGAAGAATATTTTAACTCCTAAAACTCTTGCATCGGCTGTAAAAGTATCACCACCAGCATTTGCGTCTCTAAATAATTGAAAATAAGTTAATTCACCTGCTGCAGGGGAACCTGCAACTGTAACTGCTCCACTTTCATCTGAAATTTGTTGATCTTCAACTGTTCCTATTCCAGCGTCTGTAACGTTAACGGCAGTTCCAAAATCAACGTCAATCGTATCACTATCTGCACATGCAACAGCTTGTAATCCAAAAATACAATCACCTGTATTTGTAGAACCAGGAGTCCAATATACTTGATATGTTATTGTACCTTCGTTCCAAGATTTAGGCATTGCTATTGAAAATTGTGCAAATTCGTCTGTACTTGCATCAAAATCTAAAACTTTCATATCTGGTCTTGTAGCTGTTGTTTCAACTTGTTTAGCATCAGCACCATTAGTTTCTGTGCCATACATAGCTCCAGCAGGAACCCAAATAGTTTCTTTACCTGCAATTTTAACTGCAGCTGATCCTGATTTAAGAACACCTGTTCCTTTAGGATTTAAATTTATATCAACATTAGTCTCTCCTGTTGCTGATAAAATCGGACCGTTTCCAGTTGCTGCGTTAGCTAAAGTAAATTCATTAACCGCTGAACTTGTTGCAGTAAGGTTAAGTAATTCATTTCCGTTTGTATCTGATATTTTTGTTCCTATTGCAGGACTAGTTAAAGTTTTGTTTGTTAAAGTCTGTGTTCCTGTAAGTGTTACATCACCAGCGGGTAGAGTATCTATGTCTGGATTAGTTCCATCATTTGCAGTTGCAAATACAAGAGCATCACCTTTATCTGTTGCAGAAAAAGTAAACGAGTCTCCTGAACCAGACGCATATTTAAACTGAACTGTATA